CGCTGAGGACATGGGCTGGGATCAGGACTGGACGACGCGGAAGGTCAAGAAAACTTTCCCGTATGCGGCGCTTCTCGATCTGGACATCATGGGTCTGTTCTCGCGGGCTGTGGTGCCGGAGAGCCAGCGCAACGTCCAGGAGACGCAGACAGAAGAGACCGCGCCCGGCGACGACGCGGGAAACTGACCGGCCGGGCAGAGTCTTATGACTTTGCCCGGTATCTTGCTTTATGGATGGGCGTGCTGCACCAGGATGAGAGATCTTTCTGGAAAACAGCCACGCCGGCGCGCCTCTGGAGCCTTTTGAATGCTCTCTATCAACCGGAAGGTCGATCGGGTGGCACGGGATCGCTCCAGGCGGGCGCTAAACAGGCAAAAATGAGCCTGTCGGAGTACCTCACAGGAGGAGGCGGTTAAAATCGCATCAAGGACAGTATCTGCCCGCGTCATGGTTGAAGGCGAGCAGAAATACAAGCAGAGTATGCAGAGTCTCGCCGAGAGCAACAACATCCTTGGCAACTCCGCCGGTAAACTTGGCGACCAGATCAAGGATCTGAGCGGCAAGATGGGCATTACTCTGCCGGACGGCGCTACCCAGGCTCTCAACAGTCTGAACGGATTCAGCGCCGGAACCGTCGCCGCCATGGGCGCGGCAGCTGCCGGCGTTGCTGCCATGATCAAGGTCTGCAAAGAGCTGCATGAGATCACGCTACAGGCCGCCGCAGACGCGGACGAGCTGATCACCAAGAGCATGGTGACCGGCCTGAGCACCGAGACATTGCAGCAGTGGGAATATGCACAGAATCTGATCGACGTCTCCGTGGAAACGATGACGGGCAGCCTGACCAAGCTGACGCGCGCCATGTACGACGCGCAGACCGGCAACGCAGCCGCGGCGGAGACCTTCCAGGCTTTGGGCGTCTCCATCACGGACAGCAGCGGCCAGCTGCGGAGCGCGGAAGAGGTTTTCTACGAGGTGGTCGATGCCCTGGGCGGCATTGAGAGCCAGACCGAGCGCGACGCCATCGCGATGGAGGTCATGGGTCGCAGCGCTCAGGATCTCAACCCGCTGATCCTGCAGGGCAGCGATGCTCTGCGGGAACTTGCTGAGGAAGCAAAGGACACCGGATATGTGCTCGACGAAAGCCAGATCAAAAAGCTCGGAGAGGTGGACGACGCTTATCAGCGCATGCAGCTGACGCTTGAGGCCACCAGGAACAAGATGGCTGCCGAGTTCGCCCCGGCCAGTAAGGCGGCGATGGAGACATTCTCGAACGTCGTGCAGAAGGCCGGACAGACGCTGGTGGACACGCATCTGATCGAGAACATCGGCGGGATTGTACAGGGCGTGATGGGAATCATTGATGCCTGCACGGCATTCGCGAGTGCAATCCCTGATTGGATGAACCCGATTGAACAGCTGTCCACTCAACTGCGCGGGCTGTCTATAATCGCGGCCACGGTGGCAGATGCTATGACCGTAGTCGCTGGGCTTCTCCCGTCGAACTGGGGCAGCGGCATGATCAAGCAGGGCCTCGGCATTGGCGACACAGAATCCCACCTGCAGCAGCTGCTCAACCACAACAGGGACACTACTGGCGGCACGCGTATGAACGCCTACAACGCCGCCGGCACAGACAACTGGCGTGGAGGCTTAACATGGGTCGGCGAAGCTGGCCCGGAGCTGGTGTCGCTGCCGCGCGGCTCGCAGATCTACAGCAATCAGGAGAGCCGGTCGATGGCGGGCGTCAACATCGGGACGGTGGTCATCGAGGCCAGAACGATCCGCGAGCTCAACGATCTCGTGAGGATCTTCCAGGGCGCGCAGATCGAGGGGAGGATGAGCTGAGGGCATGGCTGCATCTATTTGGGGATATAATGTTTATAGCGCATCAGGTGATTATTGGACTGGGTGGTCTTCAAGTAACCCTTATGACCAAATCGAACTTGGGCCAAAAGATAGAGTCCTATATAGAATCAATACAAACATTGGGTCTGAGACTTCGATTACTGGTGTAACTATTGTTACACCGTGTTCAGCGCAAAGATATATTACTTATTATTCTGCATTATACGATGTAGATTATTCTTCAAATATGTCTGCCAGCCCGGTAGCTCATACCTCAAGTTCTGGCTCATCTTCACAAAAGACTTTTAGTTTTCAGGACTTATCGCTTGTAGGCAATCAACGGCTATATATTGAAGTACGAAATTTCTCATCAGCCACGGCTTCTTCTGATTATAATTGTGTAGTTCAAGCAGGTTCTGTCAATATCAGTACAACGCTTCCGGCATTAACAATCACTGGTATTTCTCCGTCAACAGTTATCGGTGGAAATTCCGCAACTGTTAATTTCGGTGGGCGAGAAAGTCAAACGCTTACTCTTACACTTTACGCTAATGGTTCATATCTTACCTCAAAAGTGGGGATAAACAGCGATTCCACAACGATACCGACAAGCAGTTCGTGGATAGATACTTACGGAAGCGGCAGCAGTCTAACAGTTACTGCAACTGTATCTGATAACAATGGCCGTTCTGCGTCTTCCAATTTTACCGTCCGAAAAGCTCAAGCAATCACGCCTTCGATTTCGGCACCTAAGAGTGTTACCTGTGAAGGTGGTAATTCAATTGTTTTTGGGTGGTCAACCAGCGGCGGTGACGGAACTGCGTCCAGTTACACACTTGAATACTCTACCGATAATGTAAACTGGCAATCGTTAACTTCTGTTTCCGGCTCAAAAACAACATGGACAGCTTCGGCTGCGACATTCCCTCCTGGCACTGTCTATTGGAGAATCAAATGCACAAGCTCTTATGGAGTAGACAGTAATTGGGTATCTGCAAACTTCACAGTCCATTACAGCGCCACCTCCTACGTCGTGCCGCTCAACAGCCCGACAGGCGGCAACGTCAACGCGGCTGAGCCGATTACCTTCGCCGGAACTCTTCTGGCAAACGGTGTCCCATACCAGCCGTTTACGGTGTCCTCGGCGACCTTCTACTGGCGCAGCCGTGAAGCTGACCCCTATACCTCTGTCAGCATGACGCCGTCCGGAGCCAACGCTTCGGTGACAATCCCCGGCGGAACGTTCCCGTCCGGCTCTGTGTACTGGTACATTGAGGCCACAGATAATCTCAGTGCGACTACCCAGACCGACGTCTACACCATCTCGACTCTCGCGAGCCGAATCGACGCCTCGCCTGTGGCGCCAGTGGGCGTGATTGAGGCAAAAAACACCCCGACGACCTTCACCTGGCGCTATGCCACAGTCACCGGCAGCGAACAGAAGGCCGCACAGCTGCAATACTCCACCGACGGCGGCGACACATGGCTCACTCTCGGCAGCGTCAGCGGTACGGCTACCAGCTACACCGCCGCAGCGAACGCCCTCCCGAGCGGCACCATCACGTGGCGCGTGCGCGCCCAGAACGCCGCAGACGAGTGGGGCGAGTGGTCCGATCCGGTGAGCTTCGTCAACTTCGGCGCTCCGGACGTGACCTCCGTATTGACGGACGGCAAGCCCTACACCACGATCACATGGCAGGTTAACACGCAATCGAGCTACAAGCTCTTTGTGGACGGCGTGCAGATCGGCCCCTACCACGGCGAGGATGTGAGAAGCTACACGCTCACGCAGCCGCTGGCTGACGGGCAGCACACAGTGCAGGTGCAAGTGCAGAACGAGTACAGCCAGTGGAGCCCGATCAACGGCACCGTCTTCGACGCGGTGAACACACCGACCGCATCTGTCCATCTCCGGCACCGCACCGCCGTGGACGTGGCTCTCTCATGGACCGGCGGCGACGGCACGGGCGACTTCTACGTCTACCGCGACGGCGTGCCGATCGCGCACACAGGGCAGATGGAGTTTGTCGACCGCGTGGCCCTCGGCTCGCACGAGTATTACGTGATCGAGAAGCTGGCAAGCGGCGACTATAACCGCAGCAACACCTTGACCGCCACGCCGGACGTCGAGTGCCCGATGATCGCACTCCTCGCTGGCAGCGCATGGCTGCCGCTGGCGCTGAGTACCAACTCCGAGCGCCTGATCCAGATCTCGGATGAGGTGCGCACCGCGGAGCGCTTCATGCTGGGCGCGGACTTCCCGGTCGTGACCATCGGCCGCCACAGGAACCGGCGTGTGAATCTTGACGCGGCATGGCTGCGCAGCAGCTGCCAAAACGATGAGTTTGTGGCGCTTCTGGGCAAGCCCGTGATCCTCAAACTGCCGCAGAACGGTGTGATCATCGGCGTCCTTCCCGCATACGCACAGTCCAATGCCCGCTTCACCTCTGGCTACTCCTACAGCATCAGCCAGGCAGACTGGAGGGACTACATTGACAACGCTTGATTTTGAGTTCCGGCTGCTCCGAAACGGCGGTGAGTACGGTTATCTTGCCGCCGTGGAGGACACGGAGCCGACTCTCCGAATGCGCGACTCGGGCGAGATCAAGACCAGTTTGGCCGCGACCTTCGATTCCGTAGCACATGACGCAGACGGTGCGCCCATCGACGTTGACTTCACTCGGGACGAGATCGAGCCCGTGATGATCCTCGACGGCACCGCGCATCCACTCGGCATCTACGCCGTGGCCCAGATGGACCCGCGCGACACCGGCACCGACGCGAGCCTCACCGTGCAGGCGTATGACCGATGCTGGCGCGTGCAAACGACCCGCACGGACGAGTCCGTGTACTTTGAGGCGGGTACGGCCTATATCACCGCCATCGAGCAGCTGCTCACCGCGGCCGGCATCACGACGGTGCTGACGACGCCTTCGGATGCTGTGCTTCCAGAGGAGCGCGAGTGGGAACTCGCTGAGAGCTATCTGACAATGGTAAACGAGCTGCTGGGGGAGATCAACTATAAGCAGCTCTACTTCACGGCCGAGGGCGCGGCGGTTCTGGAGCCGGTGAGCGTGCCCCGCGCCGGAGCGGTCCGGCACTCCATCACGACCCGCAGGCCGCAGCCCGGTGAGATCTCGAACGAGCTCTTCTGCACAATCCAGCCCGGCCTTGGCCGCAGTACGGACATGTTCCAGACGCCCAATGTATTTATCGCGGTTTGCGCTAATCCTCTCAAAGGCAGCGTGCTTGTGGCCACAGCCGTTAACGACAATCCGCAGAGCCCGCTGTCCACTGTGAGACGCGGGCGGCGGATCTGCCAGAAGTACCCGGTCGATAACATCGCCAACCAGGCAGAGCTGCAGGCATACGCAGAGAAGCTGCGCAACGACAGTCTCATGCGCGGCGAAACGCTCACAATCACGACTGCGCTGATCCCCGGCATCGGCGTCGGCGACGTGGTTTCGCTCTACTACGATAACCCCATCTATGACATCTATGGCAACAATGTCGGCTTCGAGCCGATTGACGCGATCTGCGTGGTGCGGGCCTGGACCATGAGCCTGGCTATCGACGGGTCGATGGATCTGGAGCTGGAAAGGGTGGTGTATAACCTCGATGTATAACCCGTTTTTGCCGGAGAAGGCCGCAGCGGCTTCGACCGGCCCTCTCACCCTCGCCACCGTCGGCACCGTCAGCGCGGCGGGCGTCACGCTCATCCTTCCAGGCGCCACCGAACCGACACAGGCCCATTATCCGCGTCTTTCATCGGCCTCACTTTCGGCAGGTGACGCCGTTATCATCGCTCGCGTGTCCGGCACCTGGGTGGTGCTGGGCAAACTCGCATAAAGGAGGCAGAACATGGCAACAGGACTTATAACCCGCGTGTGCACCTACGAGGCCGCAATCACCACTCCGGCCCCACCGTCTCATTACAGCCGCATCGTCGTGACGTTTTCGCAGAATCAGGAGATCCTCGTGACCAAAACCGAGCAGGATGTTGGGCAGGGGATGGCTCTCGGAGATTCTGGCATCGTGGTGACCCTTACGCAAGAGGAAACGAGCCGATTCTCGCCGAGCCGCGAGTCACCAATGGGCCGCCGCTGCGGAGATCCCGCCTACATGCAGATCCGGACCTATGCGTCGACATACGAGGCGCCCGGCTCCTGCACCTGGGAGATGGACGTGCTCGACAGCCTGAGCGAGGAGGTGCTGAGCAATGCCCAGGGATAATTTCACGATGTCCGAGAGCTCGGACAGCTTCGGCATGCAGCAGCGCCAAGACAGGTTTGACGCAATCGGCGATCTGATAGTGGGGCCTCCGGGACCTCCGGGACCGCAAGGGCCTCCGGGCGCTGATGGCACAGTGTCTTTTGATGAACTTACTCCTGCGCAGCGCGAGTCTTTGAGAGGTGAGGGTGTTCCGACTGGCGGCACAACCGGTCAGGTGCTGGCAAAAGCCTCCAACACAGACTATGACACAGAATGGGTTGACGCTGGCGGAAGCGCAAGCATGACGATTCTGTCCTACGGGCACAGCACTTGGAACGATTTCATCTCGGCCTACAACTCAAACAGCATCGTCTACTGCCGCGCATCGAGCGCCGCTGACCCTTCGTCTGGTTCCCAGACAAGGCTGGCATTTATGGCCTACGTTAACAATGCCACCAATCCGACCAACGTTGAGTTTCAATATTATCGCT